GAATTTAAATGAGTTTTTATAAAATTAATAAGACATCTTTTCATGAGATTCCAGCAAAAACAACACCACAGAATGTTCAAGAAGCAAATGAAGGTTTGTTTCGGGCAAAGATGACTCTTCCTGCTGCCGCAAACCATTGTGGCATGACGCAAAAAGAAATGAAATTAACCTTTTGGGAATACTTGAAGTATCACAAACCTGATTATGAAAATTGAACTTAAGGATTGGTTAAACTCAATAAATCAAACAAAAATTAATTTAATGGATGAAAATCCAGATTCAGAAAAAGAATATCCACCCTATATCATTAATCGGTGTTTTTCTGGTCATATTGATACAGTAATGTTCTCAAATGAAATGAATATGTTTCATTCTCTTCCCAAAAAGATGCAGTATGATTTTTATATAAATAGTTTAAGGAAGAGAAAAAGATTTTCTCCTTGGATTCGTAAAGACACAATTAAAGATATTAATTGTATTAAACTTTATTATGGATATAGTGATGAAAAGGCAAAACAAGTCTTGAGAATTTTAACACAAGAGCAAATTAATTTTATAAAATCAAAATTTGAAACTGGAGGAATGAAATGAGTACTATTGTTGAACCTGTTGTGAATTGGTCACCTGATCATATGATTGAGGTGGTTCTGAATGAACCCGATGATTTTCTTAAAGTTCGTGAAACCTTGACTCGTATTGGAGTTGCATCACGGAAAGAAAAGAAAATATACCAATCTTGTCATATTCTCCATAAACAAGGTCGTTATTATATTGTTCATTTTAAGGAACTTTTTGCCTTAGATGGTAAATATGCTAATCTGACTTTGAATGATATTCAAAGAAGAAACAGAATTATTCAATTGTTGTCGGATTGGGGTCTTATAACAGTTGTAAAAGTTGAAAAAATTGTAGATATCGCTCCTTTAAATCAAATTAAGGTTATTTCATATAAGGACAAAGGGGACTGGATTTTGGAAACTAAATACAATATTGGTGCTAAAAAGAAAAAGGTAGAGGATGCCGAATAAAAAAAGGACGGGTTTCTTGCCCGTCTTTTTTTATAAACTCTTATAATTATATAAGGATGCCGAAAGGATCCACAAAACACAAACTCGCTTTTAAAGGAGCTACAATAATGACTAACCTTCCAACATCACGGTTTACTGCGTCCGATCTTCCTGCTTTGATGGAAAGAATCACTCGCAATAGTATTGGAATGGACGAATACTTTGATCGCATCTTCAGTCTTCACGAAACTACAGCAAACTATCCTCCTTATAATTTAGTTCAAGTCAGCAACGTAGAATCGAGACTTGAATTGGCACTTGCTGGATTTAGAAAAAAAGAAGTTTTTGTCTATACGCAAGATGGAAAACTCTTTATTGAAGGTCAAAAAGAAGATAAGGAAACTGACACCAGGTATGTCCACAAAGGTCTGGCTCAACGATCATTTACACGTTCTTGGACACTCTCTGACGATACGGAAGTTAGATCAGTTGATTTTGAGGATGGGCTTCTGACTGTTACTCTTGGTAGAATTGTTCCTGAACATCATAAGAGAAAAGATTATCTCTAAATATAATTGAATATCGTCGTCGCTATGCCACGGGAGGTAACTGGCAAAATCCAGTTGACACCTCCCCTTTTTATTGCTAAAATTTTAAAAAAGGTATGAACAAATGACTATAAAACTTGCAATATTGAAATCCGGAGAAGATGTAATTGCAGATATTAAAGAGTTGGTTTCTGAAGAGGAAAAGGTAGTTTCTTATGTCTTTTCAAATCCATTTGTAGTTAAATTGATTGAACCAGAAATATTAACAAATGATGAAGTGACAACAGAAAATAGGCAATATAGTCTGTCTGTTTATCCTTGGATTCCACTTACAGAACAGGAAGATATTGTAGTAAATCCAGACTGGGTTGTTTCTATTGTAGAACCAGCAGCAACATTAAAAAAATCTTATGAGGTAAAAGTTTATGGAAGAGGAAACAAAGAGTCGAGTGATTCAAGTCTTGATACTCCAGAATCAGTTGAATTTAATAACTGAGATTGAAGAAGTTCTTGTTGATTTTGGTGAACCAAACTGCAAATTAAAAAAACCATATTTAATTTCTGAAGATGGGAATCTTTCTCCTTGGTTAAAGACATTTACAAATGATACAGAAATCATGATGAGTTCAGATAAGATTTTGACTCTTGTTGAACCAAATGGAAAATTACTTGACGATTATACTGAACTTACAAAATGAGATTTTATACCAACGTCTATGAAAAATTTAATAAAATGTTGGTTCGTGGTTATGATAATGGGGAGTATTTTCAAATAGAGGAAGAGTATCAACCGACTCTTTTTGTTTCTTCAAAGAAAAAATCAAAGTATAGAACACTTGATGGATATGCAGTAGAACCTATTCAACCTGGGAAAATTTCTGACTGTAGGGAATTTCTTGAAAAATATTCAAAGGTTGATGGGTTTACTGTTTATGGAAATGATAACTATAAAGCACAATATATTTCCGATAAGTATCCAGAAGAAGAAATTAAGTTTGATATTACTAAAATTAGGTTAGTAACGATTGATATTGAGGTTGCTGCAGAAGGTGGATTCCCGAATGTTTTTGATTGTGCAGAAGAAATACTAACAATATCTATTCAGAATTATTCGACAAAAAAAATTATTTGTTTTGCGAATGGAAGATCGTATAACAATACACGTAAAGATGTATCTTATGTTCACTGCACTGATGAGATTGATTTGATTAATCATTTTCTTGCATTTTGGGAACAAAATACTCCAGATGCAGTTACTGGATGGAATTGTGAATTATATGATATTCCCTATATTGCGGGACGTATTGAAAGAATTCTTGGGGAAAAAGAAGCACGTCGTCTTTCTCCTTGGGGAAATATTCGTAGAAAAGAATTGGTAATTCAGGGAAGAGAGCAAATTTCCTACGAAGTTGCTGGAGTTTCAATCATTGATTATCTTGATTTGTATAAGAAATTTACTTATACAAATCAAGAATCATATCGTCTTGACCATATTGCTTTTGTTGAATTGGGGCAAAAGAAACTTGACCACTCAGAATTTGATACTTTCCGAGAATTTTATACAAAAGATTGGCAAAAGTTTGTTGATTATAACATTAAAGACGTTGAGCTTGTTGACCAGTTAGAAGATAAGATGAAACTTATTGAATTGTGTTTGACTATGGCATATGATGCCAAAGTTAATTATAATGATGTGTTTTATCAAGTAAGAACTTGGGATGCTATTATTTACAACTATCTTAAGAAACGTAACATTGTTATTCCCCCAAAAGATAAATCATCAAAAGATGATAAATTTGCTGGAGCATATGTCAAAGAACCGATTCCTGGGATTTATAATTGGGTGGTCAGTTTTGACCTTAATAGCCTTTATCCCCATCTTATTATGCAATACAATATTTCTCCAGAAACACTCGTTGAGACCAGACACTCATCAGCTTCAGTTGAGAGAATACTTGGAAAGCAAATAAGTATTAATGGTGATTTTTGTGTTTGTGCAAATGGGGCACAATACCGAAAAGATATTCGGGGGTTTCTACCTGAATTAATGGAGAAAATGTATAATGACAGAGTAGTTTTTAAAAAGAAAATGCTTACTGCTAAACAGCAGTACGAAAAAACTCCTACTAAAGAATTGGAAAAAGAAATTGCTCGTTGCAACAACATTCAGATGGCAAAGAAGATTTCTTTGAACTCTGCTTATGGTGCTATCGGTAATCAGTATTTCCGTTATTATAAACTAGCAAATGCTGAGGCAATCACTTTGTCTGGACAAGTATCAATTCGTTGGATTGAAAGTAAAATGAATCAATATCTAAATAGGATATTAAAATCCAAAGACATTGATTATGTTATTGCTTCTGATACCGACTCCATTTATCTTAATATGGGTCCTTTGGTTGAAAATGTATACAAGGGAAGAGAGACGACTCGTGAAAAAGTTGTTGGGTTCCTTGATAAGATCTGCAAAATGGAACTTGAACCTTATATTGAAAGTTCTTACCAAGAATTGGCAGAGTATGTAAATGCTTACGACCAAAAAATGCAAATGAAACGAGAGAATATTGCTGATCGTGGAATCTGGACTGCAAAGAAAAGATATATTCTTAATGTTTGGGATTCTGAAGGAGTTAGATATGAGCAACCAAAACTTAAGATTATGGGACTTGAGGCAGTCAAATCATCAACACCAGCACCTTGTCGTCAAATGATTAAGGATGGTCTTAAACTTATTATGACAAAGACTGAAGACGATTTGATTGATTATATTGATCAATCAAGAAAAAAATTTAATAGTCTTTCGGTGGAAGAGATTTCTTTTCCAAGAACTGTAAACGATGTCGTAAAACATAAAGCAGTTAATACCATCTATGGAAAAGGAACACCAATTCACGTTAGAGGTGCTCTTCTTTACAACCATATAATTAAGGAGAAAAAACTAGATAAAAAATATGCAACAATCCAAAATGGTGAAAAAATAAAATTTTGTTATCTTAAACTTCCTAATCCAATTCGTGAGAATGTAATATCTTATGTTCAAGAATTTCCCAGAGAATTGGGATTGGACAAATATATTGATTATGAGTTACAATTTAATAAAGCATTTTTGGAACCGATGAGAGTTATTCTTGACGCAATTGGTTGGAGAATAGAAAAAACTTTAACTTTAGAATCATTTTTTGCTTAATGGATTTGCCGATTACTGAACGTGAATTTAAAAAAATTTTAGAATTACTTAAAAGAACTGATGAAAAGCAGTTGTATAATAAATTATGGACATTTAATTTTAATAGGAAAAAATAATTATGGACTTTTTAAAAGACATCGTAAAAGAAATCGGAGGAGAGTATACACAACTTGCTTCTGATATTGATGAGACTGAGACTTATGTTGACACGGGTTCTTACATCTTTAATGCACTGGTTTCAGGTAGCATATTTGGTGGTGTATCTGGGAATAAGATTACTGCTATTGCTGGAGAGTCTTCTACTGGAAAGACTTTCTTCTCTCTCGCTGTGGTTAAGAATTTTCTTAATAATAATCCCGATGGTTATTGTCTCTACTTTGATACTGAGGCTGCTGTAAGTAAATCATTACTCCAAAGTCGTGGTCTTGATATCAATAGAATTGTTGTAGTTAATGTTGTTACTATTGAAGAGTTTAGAAGTAAAGCACTTAAGGCAGTAGATTTATATCTAAAGAAAAAAGAAGGTGAACGTAAACCTTGTATGTTTGTTCTTGATTCTTTGGGAATGCTTTCTACTGAGAAAGAAATTGAAGATGCACTAAATGATAAACAAGTTAGGGATATGACTAAATCTCAACTTGTAAAGGGTGCATTTAGAATGCTTACTCTTAAATTAGGACAAGCAAAGATTCCTATGATTGTTACCAATCATACATATGACGTTGTAGGATCATATGTTCCTACAAAAGAAATGAGTGGTGGTTCTGGTCTTAAATATGCAGCATCTTCTATTATCTATCTTTCTAAGAAAAAAGAAAAGGATGGAACAGAAGTTGTTGGTAATATCATCAAATGTAAGACACAAAAGTCTC